TTTGAGGACATTGCTAATGGAAAAATTAAGCGTCTTATTATTAATATGCCTCCTCGCCATACTAAGTCCGAGTTTGCATCGTATCTTCTCCCAGCATGGTTTCTAGGTAAATACCCTCATAAGAAAATTATTCAGTGTTCTAATACAGCGGAGCTGGCGGTAGGCTTTGGTCGTAAGGTACGTAACCTAGTGGACTCAGAGGTATATTCAAAAGTCTTTCCGAATGTTGCACTGCGTTATGACTCAAAAGCTGCGGGGCGCTGGGCTACGAATGCCAATGGTGACTACTTCGCTATCGGTGTAGGCGGTACGGTAACGGGTAAAGGAGCTGATCTGTTGATTATTGACGATCCGCATTCTGAGCAAGAAGCTGCATTGGCGGCATCGGATCCTACGGTTTACGATAAGGTGTTTGAATGGTATTCCTCTGGCCCACGGCAACGTCTGCAGCCTGGAGGCTCCATCGTCATCGTGATGACCCGTTGGGGTAAGCGGGATTTAACGGGTAAAGTCTGTCAGTCCATGATTGACCGAGATGGGGATGAATGGCAGATCATTAGTCTTCCAGCTATTTTAGCTACTGGTAAACCCCTATGGCCTGAGTTTTGGTCTTTGGAAGAATTATCTAAACTAAGAGAAGAACTACCCCTTTCTAAATGGAATGCTCAGTACCAGCAAGACCCAACTTCGGAAGAAGGGGCGATTGTTAAACGAGAATGGTGGCAAGTCTGGGAAGAAGAACGACCTCCGCCTTGTGATTTTATTATTCAATCTTGGGATACGGCATTTACTAAAAACGAGCGTTCAGACTATTCAGCCTGTACAACTTGGGGCGTTTTTAAAATGAATGAAGACCCTAATGATGTCCATATTATTTTATTGGACGCTTTAAAAGAACGCTTAGAGTTTCCAGAATTAAAACAAAGAGCCATGCAAATGTATCAAGAATGGACTCCAGATGCGTTTATTGTGGAAGCAAAAGCCTCTGGTGCGCCACTGATCTATGAGTTAAGATCTATGGGTATTCCCGTACAAGAATTTACACCAACGAGGGGAAATGATAAGATAACCCGTGTAAATTCGGTGGCAGATATATTTGCCTCTGGAAAAGTATGGTGTCCAAGAAAACGTTGGGCTGAAGAGGTAGTTGAGGAATTAGCTGCTTTTCCAAATTCAGACCACGATGACTTAGTAGACTCGACAACTCAAGCGTTAATCCGCTTTAGAAGGGGCGGATTTATTAGGCTACAAAGCGATGAACCAGACGAGCAACAATATTTTAAATCTAGAAGACCAGTAAGTTATTACTAAAGGATTAATGATGGAAAAAAGTTTATACGCAGCCCCTCAAGGTTTGGAAGCTATTGAAGTGCCGCCACTTGAAATTGAAATTGAAAACCCAGAAGCAGTCCATATTGGGATTGACGGGATTCCTTTATTGGATATAGAAAAAGAAGAAGATGAATTTGACATTAACTTAGCCGAAGAACTTAGCGCTGGTGATTTAGCTCAGATTGTTGGTGACTTGTTGGGTGACGTAGAGTCTGACATTAGTTCCCGTAAAGAGTGGATGCAAACGTATACCGATGGTTTAGAACTACTCGGTATGAAGATTGAGATCCGTGCTGAACCTTGGGAAGGCGCTTGCGGTGTTTACCATCCGCTATTGGCTGAAGCCTTAGTCAAGTTCCAAGCGGAAACCGTCATGGAAACCCTTCCTGCCGCTGGCCCAGTAAAGACTATTGTAGTTGGCAAAGAAACCCCAGAAATTATGGCATCGGCAGATCGTGTCCAAAAAGACATGAACTACCAGATTACCGATGTGATGGTGGAGTACCGACCTGAACATGAAAGAATGATCTGGGGTCTGGGACTCTCAGGTAATGCCTTTAAAAAGGTTTACTTTGACCCTAACCTGAATCGTCAGGTATCTATCTTTGTACCAGCGGAAGACTTAATTGTTCCTTACGGAGCCTCTAATCTGGAGACTGCAGATCGTGTAACCCACGTAATGCGTAAGACCGAGAATGAACTACGCAAACTACAGGTGGCAGGATTTTACTGTGATGTAGACCTTGGTGATCCAGTTAACAGCTTTGACGAAGTAGAAAAGAAAATTGCTGAAAAGATGGGCTTCCAAGCAACCATGGATGACCGCTATAAGCTGTTAGAGATTCAAGTAAACCTTGATTTGCCAGGATTTGAAGATGTAGATGAAGATGGCGAACCCACAGGTATTGCTCTTCCTTACATTGTGACTGTAGAAAAAGGCACACAGACTTGCCTATCTATCCGCAGAAACTGGAGACCAGAAGATGAAACTAAACAAAAACGCAATCATTTTGTTCATTACGGATACGTTCCAGGCTTTGGCTTTTACTGCTTTGGTCTTATTCACCTTGTCGGGGCTTTTGCTAAGTCTGGTACTAGTATTATTCGGCAGCTCGTGGATGCAGGGACCCTTTCAAACTTGCCAGGTGGCTTTAAGACCCGTGGCTTGCGAGTCAAAGGTGATGACACCCCTATCAGCCCTGGAGAGTTCCGAGATGTTGATGTCCCAAGCGGTGTTCTCAAGGACAACATTCTGCCATTACCATATAAGGAACCCTCACAAGTCCTCTATAGCTTGCTTGGCACAATCGTTGAAGAAGGAAGAAGATTTGCCAGTGCGTCTGACTTAAAGATTGCCGACATGTCTGCCAACACACCCGTTGGCACAACCTTGGCTATTTTGGAGCGCACCCTTAAGGTAATGACTGCGGTACAAGCCCGTGTTCATTACTCAATGAAACAGGAATTAAAACTCCTTAAAGACATCATCCGTGACTACACTCCTGACGAATATAGCTATACCCCTGACGTTGGCAATCGTTTTGCCAAACAGTCAGACTATGACAATGTAGACGTTATTCCTTGCTCTGATCCTAACGCAGCAACGATGAGCCAAAAAGTGGTTCAGTATCAAGCCGTCCTGCAGTTAGCCCAGCAAGCACCCCAGCTATATGACTTAGGCCAGCTCCATCGCCAAATGTTAGAAGTGTTGGGTATTAAGAACGCTAAGAAACTGGTGAAGTTGGAAGAAGATCAAAAGCCTGAAGATCCAATTACCGAAAATATGAACCTGATGAACATGAAACCTGTAAAGGCTTTTATGTACCAAGATCAACAGGCTCATATAAAGGTGCATCAAAACTTCTTGCAAGATCCTAAGACTGCGCAATTAATGGGCCAAAACCCACAAGCACAGGCAATTATGGCGGCAACAATGGCTCATATACAACAGCATTTAGCCTTTGCTTATCGCCAGCAAATGGAAGAAATCATGCAAATTCCTCTGCCAAACCCAGAAGATGAAGATGAAAACATTCCAAAAGATGCAGAAGTGCAGATCTCTATGATGGCTGCACAAGCCTCTGACGTATTGTTAAACCGCAATAAGACTGAAATTGCGGCTATGCAAGCGCAACAGGCGCAACAAGATCCATTGATCCAGATGCAATCGCAAGAACTCCAACTCAAACAGGCGGAAGAACAGCGTAAAGCGGCTAAGGATCAGGCGGATGTGCAAGAAGCACAAGCAAGATTACAACTTGAACATGAAAGAATCGCTTCTCAAGAGCGAATTGCAGCTGCTCAAATTCAGGCCAAAACCGAAAAAGATGATGCAGATGCAGTAATCAAGAAAGTTCAAGAATTAATTAAGCTTGAACAACTCCAAACCCCTAAAAAAGGAAATAACGAGTGAATAAGGAACTAGATTACCTTTTGAATGAGTACAGAGAACGCATAAATATGCTCCAAAAAGCTGTTTCTGCAGGAAATTGTGCAAATCATGAGGAATATAAGTACGCATGTGGACAGATTCGAGGTCTAGAGTCTGCATGTTTAACCATAACAGACCTCAAACAACGAATGGAGAACTCGGATGAGTGAAACCACCATACTGATCGGCTCAAATCCCGATCAGCCGCAAGTGGTAGGAGCAGTAAACTTCAGCGCAACAAACGAAGAAAAGGGAAAACTCCTTCCTAAACCGTCTGGATACCACATGTTGGTAGTTATTCCAGAGCAGGAAAAGGAATATGAAAGTGGAATCATCAAATCTGATAACACTTTGCATATGGAAGAGGTGCTTTCCACTGTCTTTTTTGTTGTCGAAATGGGACCAGATTGTTATAAAGACGAAAAACGGTTCCCAACAGGCCCTTGGTGTAAAAAAGGTGACTTTATTCTTGCCAGACCAAACACTGGTACACGTTTAAAGATCCACGGTAGAGAGTTCCGCATGATCAACGATGATTCTGTCGAAGGTACTGTAGACGATCCCCGTGGCATAACCAGAGTATAAGGAGAAAAACATGCCTGAATTTGAAAAAGAACAATATAAGTTTCCTGACGAACTTGAAAATGAGGCAAAAGCCCCAGAAGTAGAGGACGAAATTGAAATTGAACTAATCGATGACACCCCAGAAGAAGATAAGCTAAATGCCAAACCTCTTCCCAAGGAAATTGCAGACGAAATTGATCAAGATGACTTAGAAGCCTACTCTGGACAGGCCAAAGAGCGCTTAATGCAGATGAAAAAGGCTATGCACGATGAGCGCAGAGCCAAAGAAGCTGCTTTAAAAGAACAACAGGAAGCTGTTGCTTTTGCGCAAAAGGTTTACCAAGAGAATCAAAAGCTTAAAGCTAAATCTAATACAAACGAACAACACCTTATTACTAGCGTAAAAGAGAATGTTAGCCGTGAATTAGAAGACGCTAAACGGGCTTATAAAGAGGCTTATGACTCTGGAGATTCGGATCTTTTAGTCGATGCACAAGAAAAATTGACTGAAGTAAAGATGAAAGCTCAAGAAATTGAGAGATATAAACCCGAATATTCACAAGATGCTTTACAATCTCAAGAAGTTGATGTACAAATACCCCAACAACCTCAGCGTTTGGACTCAAAAACCCAAGCGTGGCTGGACAAAAACAGCTGGTATGGAGTAGATGAAGATATGAGCTACCTAGCAATGGGTGTTCATAGAAGGTTAGAAAAGGAAGGGGTCGCAATCGGCTCTGATCATTACTACCAAGTCATCGACAAAGAGATTAAACAACGGTTTCCAGAAAAATTTGGAAACGCAGAAGAGACCAAAAACTCTTCAGAGACAGAGACCAAAAACTCTGTGAAAACTAGTAAAGCAAGCACTGTCGTTGCGCCAGCTACTAGATCTACTTCGCCAAAACGAATTACTCTAAATACTCGCCAACAAGCATTGGCTAAGAAATTAAACCTTACTAATGAGCAGTATGCTCGTGAACTTACTAGATTGGAGTCACAAAATGGCTGAACAAAGAACACCTCGTGAAGTAGCAACTCGTCAACAAGAAGCACGGCCCACAGCATGGAAACCGCCTGAATTGTTGCCAGAACCAGATAGGCTTGATGGTTATGCTTATCGTTGGATCAGGGTATCTACTTTGAATAATGCGGATCCCCGCAATCTCTCTGCCAAACTCAGAGAAGGATGGGAACCTGTAAAAATTGAGGAACAACCAAAGTTTCAACTGCTAGTCGATCCAAGTAGTCGTTTTAAAGACAACATTGAGATTGGCGGATTATTGCTTTGCAAGACTCCGAAAGAATTTGTGCAACAACGTAATGACTATTACGCCAAAGCTACAAAAGATCAGACGGAAGCTGTAGACAATAATTTAATGCGTCAGAATGACCCAAGGATGCCGCTTTTCAAAGAAAGCAAATCTTCGAGTAGTTCTGGCAGAGGTTAATTTTAATTTAAATTTTAGGAGTTTTTATGGCTTATCCTACAGTAGCAGCGCCATATGGCTATAAACCAGTCAATCTGATTGGTGGACAGCCTTATGCTGGTTCTACACGTAATCTACCGATTGCGTATAACCAGTCTGGCGCAATTTTTTATGGCGACCCTGTTACCATTTCTAGCGGCTTTGCAGTTCTTCCTACAACACCAGTTAACAGTACAAATACTATTGTTGGCTACTTTGCAGGTTGCTACTACACAAACCCAACGACAAAACAGCGTCTTTATTCACAATACTATCCTGGCTCAGTAACAGCTGGTGACATCACAGCTATTGTTGTTGATGATCCAGATGTCGTACTGAAAGCTGCTGCAACAACTACTGCTGGTGGTACAACCATTGGTTCGTATTCATTGTTGTTAGTAGGCCAAAACGTTGTTGGCGGTACACAAACTGGATCTACATCTAATGGCGATTCATCTTTGTCTACAGTTCCAACATCATCTGCTGGCGCATCTACTGCTGGTTTCCGTGTTCTAAACTTGGTTCCTGATACACAAATCACCTATGGTGCTACTTATGTTTCTGGTTCTGGTTCAGCTAACATCGTGTTATCTGGCTTATTAGTTGGTACATTCTTGCCAGTTGGTACAGATTTGTTTATTGTTCAAAGCAATGGTTTGCAATTTACAGGTTCAACCGTAGCTACTGCAGTTACAGTTTCATCTGCAACATCACAAACAGTTGTAGTAACAGGTACTCCTACTGTATCGGGAACAGTTGCTTTTGTGCAAACACCAGAAGCTCTGTTGAAGACTAACTTTGGCGTTCATCGCTATAACATCGCCTAATAGGGAGTATTAAACATGGCTATTTCTCGTGCGCAACTACTAAAAGAGCTACTCCCAGGACTGAACGCATTGTTCGGACTTGAGTATGCTCGCTACGGACAAGAACACAAAGAGATCTACGAAACAGAGACCTCTGAGCGTTCATTCGAAGAAGAAACAAAACTGTCAGGTTTCTCTGCAGCTCCTGTCAAAAACGAAGGCTCTGCCATCGCTTATGACAATGCTCAAGAAGCATGGACAGCTCGCTACAACCATGAAACTATCGCCCTTGGCTTTAGCTTGACTGAAGAGGCAATCGAAGACAACCTCTACGATTCTTTATCAGCTCGCTATACAAAGGCTTTGGCTCGTGCTATGGCTTACACCAAAGAAGTTAAAGCTGCTGCTGTAATTAACAACGGCTTCACTGCTGCCTATGCTGGTGGTGATGGAGTTGCTTTGTTCTCTACACAACATCCTTTAGTTGGTGGCGGCTATAACAGCAACACTCCAGCTACTCAAGCTGACTTGAATGAGACTTCCTTGGAAGCCGCAGTTATTCAAATCGCTGCTTGGACAGATGAGCGTGGTTTGCTGATCGCTGCAAAACCTAAGAAGTTAGTAGTTCCACCAGCACTACAGTTCGTAGCAACTCGCTTGCTAGAGACTGAATTGCGTGTTGGCACAACCGATAACGACATCAACGCTATTAAGAACAATGGCTCTATTCCTGATGGATATTGCATCAATCACTTCCTAACCGATAATAACGGTTGGTATTTGACTACTGATGTACCTAACGGCTTAAAGCATTTTGTTCGTACACCATTGTCCAATTCAATGGACGGTGACTTCGATACTGGTAACGTCCGTTACAAGTCTCGTGAGCGTTATTCTTTCGGTTGGTCTGATCCACTCGGAATGTTTGGTTCACAAGGCGCTTAATCAGCACCGATGTAGTAAGAAGACCCCGCCCAAAAAGCGGGGTTTTTCTTTTGTGTTAAACTATTTCTGAGCGCTTTTGCTCATACACAACACACAGGAGTATTACTATGAATCCATTTGAATTACGGGTTAATCTTCTCAACATGGCTAAAGATATGCTGGAAAACCAGTATCACGCCCAAGCGCAAGCGTGGGAAACAATGGAAAAATTTGCCGATTCCATACCACACCCAAAGTTTCCTACTTTTGAGGAAATTCTTGAAAGAGCCAAAGAAATGAATAAGTTTATAAGCGAAAGCAAGTAGGCAACGACCCCGCTCAAAAGGCGGGGTTTTTTTACAATAAATGTTGTATTTTTTTTAAACTGTAGTAAGATAGGACAAACTGGGAAACCAGCTTATTAAACTGCCCCAGCAGACGCATACACGATTAATAAGCTTACTTTGTATGGAGAATTATTATGGGATTAGCTTCACATTTAGGCCCTTGGCTACTAGGCACAGTTAAAAATACCACTGGTACAACAGCTGGCACACTCCGCAACATGGGAGCTACAACTGTAGCCCAATCAATTCCAGTTGCTTACACAGATATTACCGCTGGTACTTACGCATTTACTTTGCCAGCTGGCGCACAGATTACTACTGCACAGTTCAATACGACTACTGCTTATGCTACAACTACGCCTACTTATGCGTTGTTTGTAAACGGTACAGCCATTAATACTGCTTCTAACGGCAGCACATTTACCAATACAGGCATTGTTCAGCTTAATCTTGGCAACAATAATGCTGCTGGTGCTGCATTGTGCGCTAACGTAGGATCTACTGACGCTATCATTACATTTACTCAAGCTAACGTAACAGCTACTTCTGGTGCTGGCGTGTTAACTGTGACTTATGTAGTTCGTCAATCAGACGGTTCTTACACACCTACTGCACAACAAGCATAATTAATCTAGCTAGGGGTAAACCCTAGCTTTTAAATTTAGGAGATTAATTATGATGCAAACTGATGTTTTATCAGCACACCTTAGCGCTGCAGGATCTTATTATTCTGGAAGAACTCGTTTAAAAGGCGTGGTTGTTAGCCCAAAAGCAAGTACAACAGCTACTTTTGAAATTCGTGATGGTAGCTCTACGGGTAAAATTTTATACACTATGGATATTGCAAGTGTTGGAACACCAAATACTTTTTATCTTTTAGTTCCTGGAGAAGGCATTTTAGCTAATACAGGTTTGTATTTGACTTTAAGCACGGGTTCTGTAACTGGTATTACTATATTTTATGGCTAAAAAAACTCCTTCTTTAGCCGTTGGTAGAGGTGAAAAATTACCAGTCTCGAAAGGGGCTGGTCTTACTGCCAAAGGCCGTGCTAAGTATAATGCAGCTACAGGCTCTAACCTAAAGGCTCCACAGCCTGAAGGTGGCGCTCGTAAGAAGTCTTTCTGCGCTCGCATGTCTGGTGTCAAAGGACCAATGAAAGATGAAAACGGCAAGCCAACTCGCAAAGCGGCTAGTTTGAAAAGGTGGAAATGTTAATGAAAGACCCATTTTATAATATGGACGAAGCAAGCAAACATTTTATTGATTTTGCTTCTGTTCTTACCGTAATAGGAACACTTGCAGATATGTTGCCAGCCATTGCCGCTATTTTTACTATAGTCTGGACGGCTATCCGCATTTACGAAACTAAGACTGTTCAACGTTGGCTGGGGAAAACAAATGCCATCAACAAGTAAAAAACAACACAATTTTATGGAAGCAGTAGCCCATAATAAAAAGTTTGCTAAGAAAGTTGGTGTTCCAATGTCAGTTGGTAAAGATTTTTCAAAAGCTGATAAAGGAAAAACCTTTCGCAAAGGCGGTACATCCAGCCCTTCTGTGCAAGGTATTAACAAACAAAAAACCCATCATGGCACAATGCAAATGCCTAATGCCATGTTAAATCAATATATCGGACATAAAGACGGAGGAGTAATGAAACCTGTAGATGCAAAAAAGAACCCAGGATTAGCTAAATTACCAACAGCAGTACGTAATAAAATGGGTTATATGAAAAAAGGCGGTATGGCTGATGACTCCAAAGAAGATATGAAAATGGACAAAAAGCAAGATAAAGCCATGATCAAAAAAGCTTTTAGTATGCACGATAAACAAGAGCATAAAGGCGAGCATACAAACTTATCTAATTTAAAAAAAGGTGGCATGACAATGAAAAAAATGGCAACTGGCGGCATGGCTAAAGAAACCATGGGTCCACGTACTATGTCTATGGACGTAGAAAAGGGTTCAAACAAACATATTGGTCACGGTGAGTCCGCTGTTCAAAAGCGTGGACATACTAAAGGTATGGAAGAGCGTAATTACAAAACTTTGGGTATTCAAGGTGGCGCTAAAAACGGTAAAGGCACTTTTGGTGCAGCTCCTATTAAGATGGCTAAAGGTGGATCCGCTTCTGCTCGTGCCGATGGTATTGCATCTAAAGGCAAGACTAAAGGGAAAATGTGCTAAATGCCAGTTGAGCCTATAGATCCTTCTAAAAAAGCTGGCGGTGATGGGAACGAAAAATATACTCCTCCCAAGGAAAAGTTTGGTCTTAGCGAATACGATAAAACGGCTGAAAAAGTTAAGCTAGAAAACGAAAAAGCTAAAGCTGAAGCACATAGAATGGCAGAAGAACATAGGGCAAAAGTAGAAGCTGAGCGCCCACGCACCTATGCTGAAAGACTCCAAGACATGGGTAGATTACCTAAATCTACAGGCGGAGGCGGTGGCGGTATGGGTGGTAATAAATTAAGCAATCGTGATCTTACAAGAGCATACAAATCTGGCGGTAAGGTATCTTCAGCATCTAAACGTGCAGATGGTTGCTGTATTAAAGGTAAGACCAAAGGAAGAATGATATGAGACCAAGCCGTGGTATGGGTGATATAAACCCTTCTAAAATGCCTAGTGGTAAGAAGAAAGCTCGTAGAGATGATACGGACTTTACTCAATATGCAGCTGGCGGAAAAGTTGGTTTGTACGAAAATATTCATAAAAAGCAAGCACGTATTGCAGCTGGCTCTGGTGAAAAGATGCGTAAGCCTGGGTCTAAGGGTGCGCCTACACAAGCGGACTTTATTAAATCTGCTAAAACAGCGAAGAAAAAATGACCACAACTGGTTTAACCACTTTTAATCTAGACGTAAATGACCTCATAGAAGAGGCTTTTGAGCGTTGTGGAATGGAACTTAGGACAGGATATGACTTCCGCACTGCTAGACGTAGCCTTAATTTGCTTACTATTGAGTGGGCTAATCGTGGTATTAACCTTTGGACTGTAGAGCAAGGCCAGATTCCGATGGTTACTGGTCAAGCTACTTATCCTTTACCAAACGACACTATTGATTTAATGGATATGGTTATTCGTACTGATAACGGTAGCCAGTCTAATCAAATAGACATCAACATTAGCCGTATTGCAGAGCCTACTTACATGTCTTTGCCTAATAAATTAGCACAAGGAAGACCGATTCAGGTTTATGTAAATCGTCAGTCAGGTACTACAAATGCTATTCCTTCTACTACTATTGTTGGTGGTATTAGTTCTACAGCTACTTCTATTACTGTTGCTAGTGTGGCAGATTTACCTTCTTCTGGATTCTTGGTAATAGGAACAGAAATTATCAGCTACCCAAATGTTATTGGTAATGTACTGACTAATGTAGCCCGTGGTCAAAATAACACTACAGCTGCAGCGCATGTATCTGGCGATACCTTAACTAAGACTTACCCACCAAGCATCAATGTCTGGCCTACTCCTAATGCTCCTGGTAATCAATACACGTTTGTGTACTATCGTTTGCGCAGGATTCAAGACACTGGTACTGGTATCAAAACACAAGACATTCCATTCCGATTCATCCCCTGTATGGTGGCTGGATTGGCGTATCAATTAAGCACTAAATTGCCTGGCGTAGATCCAAATCGTTCTGTAATGCTAAAAGCTGAATATGAACAGCAATTCCAATTGGCAGCAGATGAGGATAGAGATAAAGCACCAGTACGTTTTGTGCCTAGAAATTTGTTTTATAGTTAATCATGCCTAATCAATTTGCTTCTGGGAAGCATTCGATTGCCCAATGTGATCGGTGCAATTTTAGGTATAAATTAAAGGATTTGAAAACACAGACAGTAAAGACTAAACCATATAAAATAAAGGTTTGTCGTACTTGCTGGGATCCAGATCAGCCACAGTTACAATTGGGTATGTATCCTGTTAATGACCCGCAAGCAGTACGGGAACCAAGACCAGATACCAGTTATATTGTGTCAGGAAATAGCGGTTTGAATATTAACTTAGCTGGTGGCCCTGAAACAGATGGATTTGGTGTACCAGAAGGCGGAAGTAGAGTATTCCAATGGGGCTGGAACCCAGTAGGAGGAGCTAGTTCTTTTGATACAGCGTTAACGCCAAATAACTTGGTTTTAGTTGTACAACTTGGTACAGTAACAGTAGTAACAAATTAAGGAGTTTAAAATGACATTTCGTAAAGCTGCCGATGGTATAACCAAAACAGGCAAAACAGTAGGTAAAAATTATGGCGATTCAGGACCAACAGCTAAGATTCAAACTGGTCCAATTAAAAATGGCGTTGGTAAAACAAACGCTAACATGAAGTCTATGGGTCGTAATTTAGCTAAAGTAGCAGCTCAAAGAGGGCGTTAATCATGACTGTAGAGAAAAAAGTTAAAGTAACGCCAGCTGGGAAATACCCATTAGGCCATGCTAAAGAAGCTAAAGATGCAAGCACTTGGTCGTATAAATTTCCAGAAAGCACTGGCACAGACAAAGATATTGGTGTTTATGCCCAGCCTATGCCAAATACTTATAACGCTGATATTGAGTACAAAACCAATCCAAATACCATGAGTGGTGTTGAGACTAGAAATACTCAACCAGCCCGTGATGTTAGCATTGGGGATAAAGGCAATAAAGATATTGATCCATATGGTTTTGGTGAAATGCGTGGTTATGGTGCAGCTACCAAAGGCCGTAAAGTTAGCGGAAAAATGGGCTAATGAATTACTATCAGTTACAAACCGCAATTCAGGATTACACTGAAAACCAATTTCCGACTACTTATTTGTCGGATGGTAGCGCTGTTTCTACAGCGCAGCAAATCAATCGTTTTATAGAGCAAGCAGAATTACGCATCTTTAACACGGTTCAATTGCCATCTTTGCGTAAAAATGTAACTGGTCAAGTAACTCCAACAACCCCTTACTTAGCATGTCCAGATGATTTCTTATCATCTTTTTCTTTAGCTGCTATTGACCCTGATACTGGTGAGTATGAGTACTTATTAAATAAAGACGTAAACTTTATTAGAGCATCCTATCCTTCTAAAACGGATTCAGGAAAGCCAAGATATTACGCTTTGTTTGGTCCTCGTTATGGTAATAAAAATGAATTAAGTTTCATTCTTGGACCTACTCCAGAACGCATTTATAATATGGAGCTGCATTACTATTTTTATCCAGTATCTATTATTCAAAACCAAATTGGTTCATTAGGTGCAATTACCAACGTAGGCGCTGGTTATACCAATGGTGTATATAGCAACCTTCCTGCTACAGGCGGATCTGGCGATGGAGCATTAATTAACGTAACAGTGTCTAGTGGAATTGTTACATCAGCTACCCTTTCCTATGGTGGATCTGGGTATACCGCTGGCAATACTTTAAGCGCAACTATTGGAACCGTTGGATCTGGCTTTGCCGTAACAGTTTCTTCAGTAAATAACCCAACAGGAACGACCTGGTTAGGCGATAATTTTGATACTGTATTGCTTTACGGCTCTTTAGTTGAAGCTTATACTTACATGAAGGGTGAAGCTGACATGATGACGCTTTATAATCAAAAGTATATGGAAGCATTACAACAGCTTAATAGGCTTGGAACTGGACTTGAGCGTGGTGATGCCTATCGAGATGGACAAGCAAAAATTAAGGTGAACCCATAATGGCTTTTACAGGAAACTTCGCATGTGATGTGTTCAAAGTTGGAATTTTGAATGGCACTTACAACTTTTCAAGCACCACATCTCAGGTATTTAAAATGGCTTTGTATACTAACGCAGCCACATTAAACCAAAACACCACTACATATACCACCACTGGGCAAGTCTCTGGAGCTGGTTATACGGCTGGTGGTAATACATTAACCATTCTTGTTAATCCAACAATAGGTGGATCTGGCGATATTGCTTATTTATCGTTTGCAGATTCTGTTTGGACTAGCTCAACTTTTACTGCTCGTGGCGCATTAATTTACTTAGCCAACGGCACAACAAATCCCGCTGTTTGTGTACTGGACTTTGGTTCAGATAAAAGCACAACTGGCGGTAACTTTACGGTACAGTTCCCATCTGCTACCAATACATCTGCAATTATCCGAATTTCTTAAGGAGAAAATATGTTTTCTGAAAACGCAAAAGCAACTGATGCCTCTAACGCATCTTTAGTTGCGCAAACAGGAACGCTAGAAAGCGTATCCGCTATTGGTACTTACACGGTTGAGTGTATTGGCGCTGATGGTCTAGTTAAATGGTCTGAAATTATCAAGAATTTGGTAATGACAGGTGGCAAAAACGATATGTTAGACAAGTATTTTGCTGGTTCTGCATATACAGCTGCTTGGTATCTTGGCTTAGTTAATGGTGCATCTACACCAACTTACAACGCTGCAGACACAATGGCTAGTCATGCTGGTTGGACTGAATTTACAGCGTATAGCAATGCTACTCGCCCAGCTCCAACTTGGTCAGCTGCTTCTGCTGGCTCTAAAGCTACTACAGCAACTGCATTTAACATCAATGGTTCTGGTACTGTTGCTGGTGCATTTATGACTACTGGTAGCGCTATTAGCGGCACTACAGGCATCTTGTATTCTGCTGGTAACTTTACTGGCGGTAATCGTACTGTTGCTTCTGGCGATACATTGAATGTAACTTACACAGCAACATTGACTTAATTAGGGGCTTAATATGGCCTTAGTATTAGCTGATCGTGTCCAAGAAACTACCACTAGTCCTGGTACTGGCAGTGCTACGCTTAATGGCGCAGTTACTGGGTATCAGACTTTTTCTGCTGTCATGGCAAACTCTGATACGTGTTATTACAGTATTGCAGACCAAGGCGGTGCAAATTGGGAAGTTGGTATTGGTACATATGCCTCAAGTGGCAACCAATTACAACGTACTACGGTGCTTTCTTCAAGCAATGGTGGATCTCTTACCAACTTCAACACTGGTACACAGGCCATATTTATTACCTATCCAGCCGAAAGATCTGTTAACTTAAATGCTGCTGGTAACGTTAGTGCATTAGGAAATATTAGTTCTGGCACATGGCAAGGAACAACTGTTGCAGTATTTTATGGCGGAACAGGAACTACAACTTCTACGGGAACTGGGTCTGTAGTTCTTAATACTTCGCCAACATTAGTTACACCAGCTTTAGGAACTCCTTCATCTGCTGTGTTAACAAATGCAACTGGACTTCCTTTAACCACGGGTGTTAGCGGTGTTCTTCCTACGGCAAACGGTGGTACTAACTTAAGTTCATTTACGTCTGGCGGAGCAGTATATGCCACATCCACCTCTGCTCTTACTACTGGTACTTTGCCTGTTACTGCTGGCGGTACTGGGACCACTACTTCTACTGGCTCAGGTTCTGTTGTATTAAACACTAGCCCAACCTTAGTTACTCCTGTTTTAGGTGTAGCTACAGGTACAAGTCTGTCATTAAGTCTTTCTGTTCTTACATCATCTAATACAAGTAATTTCCAAATTGGTTCTAATTTAAGTTTTAGTGATACAGGCATTACTAATAATATTGTTGGCAATACAAACAATTATTTACAATCTGTTTTGCAAAACACAAATTCTGGATCAGCGGCATCAGCTGAGTATATTGTTTATAACAATAACGGAACTGCTGCCACTAACTACGCTACGTTTGGTATTAACTCTTCCTCATATACAGGTACAGGGTCTATTAATGCTCCAGGATATGGTTTCTTTTTAACTGGAAGTACAGATATTGTTATTGGTACTGTTGGCGCTAACAGTGTTCATATAACAACTAATTCTCAAGCAACAGATGCCATTACAATTAATACAAGTAACGCTGTAGCATTTAATAACTCTTATGGTACATCTGGTCAAGTTTTAACATCAGCTGGCTCTGGATCTGCTCCTACATGGTCTACACCAAGCGGAACTTCTAAAGCGCAAAGCATCGCCTATGCCATGACGCTGGGCTTCTGAAAATTTAAAGGAATAATTAATCATGGCAAACCCAAATATTGCAGCATTAACATCTATATACGGCAACACGGCTTATGTGGTTCCATCCACAACCAGCGCTACTGCTAGCTGGACATACAACGGCACAACATCACTTACTGGTCTAACACCAGCAGCTGGGACTGTAAACAAGATTACTGGCTTGATTGTGTCTAACACAACAGCTTCTGCGGCATACGCTACAGTCGGTGTAGGTAACAACGCCACATTCGGTTCTGCTACAGTCATTGGATATATCTCTTATCAGATCTCTGTGCCAGCAAACGCTTCACTCATCATAGTTGATAAGACTACTGATCTGTATATCACGGAGAATCAATCTGTTGGTGTGA